TTATTGGACGTATTCCCCATTACTATCTTCTTCGATAATATCATCCTTACGTGGACGATTAAATTTATTTCTAATTTTATTTATAAATACTTCAAAATCTAATTTTAAATCCATAACTAACCAAATCCTATCTATTTTTTAGTAATTAATCCAATACTAGGCTGACCACCAGGGGTATTACTGATATATGATTGAAAAGTACTAAAACTTCTATTTTCAATATATCCCTTATAAGAACTACCTGTACGTGTACCAAGACTATTAAGTACTTGAACATTCTGTGTTTTAGTGTTAATACTATGTATTGTTTCATAATGACCATACCGGTTACGATAAAGATTATGTACAATACAATCACAATTACTATTATTAATACGTCTTCCTAATTCCTTAAATCTTGCACTAGTAGTATTACCAAGATCTGAAAAATTTAACCATTTTATTTCTATATTAGTTCCTTTTTTACTATTCACTTTTTTTATTGCCGTATTAATTCCACCATGACTTGTCCCTGCTGTTGTTGTACCAGCCCATGCAGCAAGTGTACTTTCACTATAATCTGTTATACCAAACTTACGTAGTACTTGATGTAATGAATGAACACCACAATAATATGGTGTACACTGTCCTAACCTGTTACATCCTTGACTTGTATAATGTGGAGTACTTGAAAAATAAGTAATTATTGTATTAGTTGATGGTTTATTTGTAGTTGTATTTGGTTGAGTTATTTGTGTTTTATTAATGTATACAAATTTTGGTTCTCTTCCATTTTCTTTAATATATGTATCATATCTTTTTTTGATATCTTGATATTTCGTATTTGTTATATATTCATATTTTGTAGTATAATTAATGTAACATATAACTGGTTCTTGTCCATGTTGTTTAAAGAAATTATCATATCGTGTCATCATATTCTTCCAAATATCAAGATCTATTGTTTGACTTGTACCACTTATATCACGTCCATTAATTCCACTTACTTTACATGTAAGAGGTCCAAATATTCCATCAACTACTAGTCCACCTACTGCTTTTTGTAGTTTCTTTATTGCACTTACTGTATAATCTCCACAACTACCATCTATTTTTCCATCATAATACCCTCGGAATGTAAGATACGTTTGTAATTCCTTAACATCGTTTCCTTTACTTTCCTTTCTTATATTTATTTTATTACAATCTAACAACCCTAAAATCCCCTTTTATTTTTTTTTAATTTAATTTACATCTATTAACTTCAGCATACAAGTCCACATATCCTGCACCATAACAATATTTTGTTTTAGTAAATGGACATGCTTTAAGATCCTTACTACGATGAGGACACTTACTAAAATCATCCTTAAATTTACATGGCTTACTTGCTTCATTACTTGCATAATCATGTGTATTATTTGTCCGATAAACATCATCACGCATATTAACAGTAGCATAACTTGCACCAGCATATGCTTTACATTCCTCAAATTTACATGAATGAATAATACATCTTTGAGTTCCATCCATCATGAAATTTAATAAATTTATATCAGAAATATCTAATGTATCTGAATCTATATTCACATCAACTGGAACTTTAAACGTTTTTTTAACACTTCCACATTCCACAGTGAAACTACATTCACCCTGTGTAATATAAGGAGAAATCATAACACGAGAATAATATACAGGTCTATTATTTGCTTTTCCATCTGAATCATAAGTTGCATTTATTTCTTTTACACTTAATGTTTTAGTTTGATATGTAGAACTTTTTTTACGTGAAAGTTTTAATGAATTCGATTTTAAATTAACAATAGGCGTTTGCCCTGCTGGATATTTCTTATTACTATCCTTTTCAATATACTTAATTACAAATGTAATAAATTCTCTATTATCCTTAGGATCTGTACTTATATAAATATTCTTTTCATCCCCCGTATCTACTAGCGGATTTCCTTTACTATCCTCAAAACTAAATTCTAAATCAAAATCAGGTGTTACAACTGGTGATGAAGTTGTACTTGTATTATTTTTAACATAAACTATTCTCATCTGAAGAAAAGCAATTCTAGGCATAATCCACCCATGATCACCACCACGAGTTCCAGTACATTGATATACAAATCCAAAATTAGTACTATTCACAAGTTCAGGTGTGAGTTGTACACCCCATTTTTCAGGCGTTCCTCCTCCAGTTGTATCTCTCCATGATCTTAATGGCCATTTAGGATGAATACTTATATCTTTTCCTACACCAAAATCTGTAGTACTTGCTGTAGTTTTTAATTTTAATAATTTGGTTTGTACTCCTTCATTCCATCCATTTCCACATTTAGTACATGTACGTACATATACTTCTTTAATTGTTGCATCTTTAGGTATATTAAATCCAAAATTATTTACATACACTACAGGACCATGATAATCTTTTTTTACTCCACCATCTGTTGGAATATATGCACTAGAACTTGTATTTGCTACCTTGATTGCTTTAAGATTATTAAATTCATAACACCCAAAATTAGGATTAATTACATCCCATCGACTATCTTGTGATACAGTGGCGGGTGATTTCCAACCCGTGTCTATAGGTGTATTTGTTGGTGTTGCTGTATTAATTCCACAAGTTATACATGTTATAGGACCAAATACTCCATCTACTGCAAGGTTTTTATATTTTTTTTGTAGGTTTTTTATTGCATTTACTGTGTATTTTTCACATTTTCCATCTATACTTCCTGTATATAATTTTTTTTCTGATAGATAGGTTTGTAATGTTTTTACATCTTCTCCAATACTTCCTTTTCTTATATTTACTGTTTTACAATCAATAGCCATTTAATCAAGTCTCCTATAACTGATTGCTCCACCATATCCTTCACTCATATTTGCACTGCATTTATAAAACTTACAATCATGTACATAGAGACCACCATGATAAGCATATATAGCTCCACCATGCTTTGCCGTACATACTTTAAAATCACAATCACTAGTTTCTAGTACTCCAAATTCATATGTACCATCAAATTTTTTACGACTTTTAACAAGAATAGCCCCACCCATTCCTTGATAGTGTGTTACTTGTCTACAATCACATTCATGTAATTCTAAATTATGCAAAGTTAATCTAGTATTAGGAGGAACTATAAATAAACGTCCACATTTACTTCCATTAAGTACTGTTTTACGATTACTTCCACCTCTTATTTCTATATCTGTGCCCTCTGGTAGTGTGATTGTTTTATTTAAGGTATATATTTTATTAGCATCTAATCTATAAATTGTTTTTTCCTCTGATGGATCAGTGTGTGTTATCATACGATCTAATTTATCTACATTATCTAATAATATTTCATCATTAGTGTTTGCTTCTCCATTATAAATATCTATTGTTGGCGTGTCGTTGAATTTATAATCTAGTTGTATTTCAGGATATATTACACATCCTTCTTTAAATTTGTTTGTTGGAAGTTCAATATAGAATAGTTCTTCATCTGTTTTTAAGTCTTTAGTCTTATCTGCTTTTTTTAATGTTCCTTTTAATGTATGTATATTAGGTGCATTTAAATTATTATATCCCTTTTCATCTACATCTTCACCTAATGGAATTGCACTTATTTCTACTCCATCTTGAGTATATGGTACAGCATATGTTAATGTATAATGAATAGTACGATGTGTTGTTAATTGTTCTGATAATTTTACATAAATCCGTCTATTTGTTGCTGTTGCATTACTATTTAACATGTATCCTATTTTATCAATGATTAATTCTAATTTATCTGTATAAATTTTTTTATCAAAGTTTTCAATGTCCATATTGTAACGTGCATAATATCCATCATATATCATTCCAAGATTACATGTATCTTTCCAACAATTCATTTCATATAACATGTATTGACAAGCATTATAATCATCTAATGTTAATTCTGATCCTAATTTTCTTGGTAATAATAACATAAAAATCTATTCCTCATCTTCTTCAACGTTATATTCTTGTTCATATTCACTAGTAATATATTCTCCTACAGGTGGAGCAAAATCACATGTGAAAGGTCTTTCCATTGTTTCACGTATTGTAGGATCAAATGTTGCATATATTTCAGTTTCTGCTTGATCATGGCATACAATAGCATTATGAAATTTGCCCTCTGTTGGTATTGTTTGATCTTCAGGTGAATATATTAAATTTCCATTTTCATCTATGTCACTTACGTATTTTCTTTTATTACTACTTTCAAGATGGTTAAATAAAAGTAAAGGTATTACTTTTACTGGTGTTTTTGCTCTGTTGATTTCATCACGTACATTTACTTTTGTAAAATGTGCATAGTAATCATTATGTCCTTGTAATTGTATTACACCACCTTTAGGTTCAATAAATTCACATAAGACTTTAAATTCATCATCAAATTTATTTCTAAAATAAGTCATATTTTTCATTTCCAAAAATTTACTTTTTTTTAACTCCACTGTGTATTTGTATACTTAAACCAGGGCCAATTTGTACCTGTAAATGCCCCGGTCTTACTATCAAATATTGCAAGATTTCCCGGCATTGCTAATTCTTTTTTAGTCCATGGATCATAAGTATTAGTACCACTACGCTTACCATAATAACGTATTAAATTATATCCATCTGGTTGTGCAAACATATAAGGTTTTGAACGATATCCTACATGCCCTGTTGATGTTCTTTCACGTCCTCTATGTGGTGTTGCACTAATATTATGATTTATTCCAAAGTGTGGATAATAATACAAAGCATATGTATATGCTTGATTTCCCCATTTTTCACCAAAAACAGGTAGTGTATTCGGTTTTTGTAGCATATTACATGTTGCACCATTAAAACTTCCACGTTCTCCCACATAACATAATAATTTAGCCCAAGCATGGTTTTTTGTGTATACAGTGCTGTACACTTTGATGTGACTTTTATTGTTCTTATAAGTAGTTGCACCATTATATATTTCAAGTACCTTAGGTTCAGGGTTAACTAATTTATTTGCTTCATTTGTAACAAATAAACAATTTGTAATATTTGTATTACCACATACACATATTTCATTACCAAAATTGTTATAGAAGTAACATGAATCAATAATATTTTTAAAATGCTTACTTTCTTTCTTAGTTCTTTCATTTACTACATTAAATATACTTGATCCTTTATTATTAAGTGATGGGTGCATGTTATTAAGGAAGTAACAATAATAGCAACGTAAATCTGTATTTTCATACATATAAATAGCATTGTTTCCATTCTTAAATTTAAGTCCTACTAAGTGTACTTGAACTTTTCCATCTGGACTATTTCCACCACGTATACTAAGTATACTATTAGTATTGTTTTGATTAGTTCCACGTCCAATAAGTGTAGCCCAATTTTTCCCCTGTACCCCACAAAGAGTCATATCACGATTAATTACAACACGATCTGTACTCATATCATAATCTTTTGCTTTTATCATTATAAAATCAGTTGCATTTTCATCTTTACATGTGTCTATAATATCTTTTGGTGTATCTGCATAATACCAATCTAATTTTATAGTTTTCTTTGCACTTGATTGTGGAAATTCTCCTTGATCCGGTATTGTTACACTTAGTTCAGCTGTATCTCCATAGTAGTGTCTAAAGTTAATTCTTCCACTTATTTGACCTTTTTCATCAATTGTACAACTACATGTTTGACTTGTTCCAGCAAATTTAACCGTTATACTTGCTGTTAATCCTTTTATTTCATTTACTCTGTCAGGATCAATTACTCCTAGTTTATTTTCAAGACCACAGTTAATAGTAAATAAATGTTTTTCACCTTTATAAACACGTCCAATATTATCTAGATCCACACCAATTTTACAATCTTGATATTTATTTACTTTTACTATTTGTGTAGCAGTTAATAGTGTATTATTTACTCCTACTTCTTTAAATGCTGTTAATTTCACATAGTAATCGCCAGGCTTTTTAACTTTACTATATGTAATATTATACTCACCCTTATTGTTTGAAAGATCTTCTTGTTTTAATAATCCACCATTGATTATATTTCCATTAACATCACATGGTTCTAATTTTATATTACAATTGGAGCATGGTGTAAGACTATCATATGTATCTACACTAGTTGTACCACTTATATAGACATGTCCTTTATGTTTAACATTTTGACTACATGGATCACTGTAATATGATTCATTATTAATAATAATACAATTATCATCAATACTTCTACTATCTGCTTTTTGTGTCATATGAAAACATACACGTAAGTCTGCTTGGTCAAGATTATGACTATCAATATTTATTTCAAGTATGTTAGGATCTTCAGAATCTTTAGTTACTACCACTCCTTGATGTGGTTCATCTGGTCTCATACTATGACTTATACGATATTTTCCATCCCATAATGTGTTACGCACATCAAAACGATATACATAATGACTACCCTTATTTATAATGTTTACAAGTAAAAAATCATATCTTATATCAATTACATTAGTTGTTATTTTAGAATAACCTGGATTATTTGAATCATAACGCCCAAATTTAGGATGTTGTCTTAATAATTCTGCAGTATCAAAACAATACCACATATCAAATTCTTTATTATTATAAATGATTTGATTAATATGTTCTACGTGTGCAGGGTTATTTTCTAGCATTACCATTTTTTATCTACTTCCATCCTTGTTGATATATCTGTATTATATGATTCCATATCAGACTATTTTTAAGAAATTTTTCACCTGATGTGTTACGTGGAATAGCTGCATATTGTGCTGAAGTATATGTGTTTATGCTTGAAAGTTGACCACGTATATTGCTATTTATTCCTTTAATACTCCATAGCATTAATCCTCTATTTTTACAGTATCTTACTGTTAATTTTTGATCCATACTATTTAGAATTCTTTGTCTATATTCATTATCTGTTTCACCAGATACCCGGGGCATACTATGATCTTCCCCTATTTTATCTAGATATTTTCCTGTAGCTGTTAGTAAAAATCTATTTTGTACACTAATATCTATGTATTCGTTAAAGTTATCAAGACTTTTACCTATTACTGGATCAAATATTTTAGATACTTGATTATCCTTATCTTTTAATCCTGTTTCGGGATGTAATCTATTTACTATTGTTTTCCATCTTACAGACATTTCTTTTATACACCACCTTAAATTATCCATCATTTCAACTTTCTTTATTGAATATTTTTGTTAGAGGTTGTAATCATGTTAATAAAACCTTACAAATCCCCTAACATAATATCCTCCTTTAATTTTTTAGTTTCCTCTTTCAGTAGGTGGAACAGTACCTATAGATTCGAATAAAATATCAGGACTATTACTATCTTGACTACTATTCTTCATAGAATCAAGATAAGCTACATAATTTACTGGAACAGTAAGGGTTCTAAAACGTCTTTCTCCCCACTGTGCAGATGGTTTTCCATCTTTAGTAGCTTTACGATAAGTAAAACCCATACTATCAGTCCATACCCAATCCGTTTCATTTCCAAGTTGTTCCCACTTAGCATTTTCAGGATAAGTAGTACGATAATTAATATTAAGAATATTTACTACTTGTTCAATACCTGGCACGCGTTCAAGCACATCAATAAGTCCATACATACGTACAGCCTCACCAATACCTAAACCGGGATAAATCATTCCACCATATGTTCCACCATCAAAATATGTACGAAGAGCTTTCATAATTTCATCAGTATCTATATTACTTAAACTTGTATATGCTTCAATTTTAAAATAAAGACGTCTACAATTACAAGCAGATACATGAAAACTATGTCCAATAACAAGATTATCTTGATTTGTAAAATAATTTGTAACCTTAAAAAGCATATCTTCATCTGCTGATTCATAATCTACAGGTTTATTCGTATTATTAGTACTATCATTATTATTAATCTTAGTTTTATTACTTGAATTAATATAACATACACGTGTACATGCTGTGCAACGTTTACCACCTACAAGATGATCTGTTACATCCTTAGGATTAATAAAAGCTACATCATGAATACCCTCTATATTTTCAAGTGCATTAGTATAACTTTGAACTGTACCAAATGCTTCACTTTTCATAGCTTCAAGAATACGTTGTCTAAAATGCTCATCTGTCTCAGCATTACGCCCTCCAGTAAAAGCAGTTTTATTAGTAACTTGTAAATCACCACGAACTTGACTCATATTCTTAAATGCTGTAAGTCTTCCAGTTTCACAATTATAATCAAGACCTTCAAGAACACTAATAGCAGGCACATCTACTTCAAGTTCACCCGCTTTAATATCCATACTACTAGTTGTATAATATTCATTACCCGTTTTACGGTCAAGTACCATTAATCCTTGAGGAATAGTATAATCAACTGTAATAGGTCCACTTTTAAAACTAAAATTTAAATATCCTGTAGATTGTGCAGATGGTGAACGTGTAAGATGAAATTCACATCCTTTCATATCAAGATAATATCCTACAGCTGTTTTTACAAATGCTTGTCTACAACTCACATCATCCTGGTAATATAAATCATAAATTTCTACTGCAATACTTTCAAGTAATGTTCTCATTTCACTTCCATCGGCAAGATCACAAACTTCAGTTAAATCTTCACCATATCGTTCTTTATAGAACATTATCATACGTTCAATTATACTACTTCGTGTTACTTCTGTGTTATCTAATCTTATAAATGACACTTTTTAACAATCCTCCAAATTATTTAGTTATTAAAGTATATATTTGCATGTCCACTAGGATAAGGTGCTTTTTGATCATTAAGACTTATCACACTTGTTTTTGAACGATTAATCATAGCTACTACTTGACAATTCTTATTTGTTACAGCATTAACAAAATTTTTTACACGTCCATTATACCATGTTTTAATATTGTCACTTGTAACTTCACTACTTTTATATTGTCCAGTAGTCATGCTTGAATCAATTGTAGGATTAAGTAATATAAAATTATAAAGACTTTGAAGTGTCTCCACATCAACCCCTTGTCTTCCTTTATTAGTTGCAATATCTTTATAAGGTGTTAAAGCATATACTCCAAGTTTCAAATTAGGATTAATTTCTTTAATAGCATTTACAAATGTAGTATGTATAGCATTAGCTTCAGTTACATAATTACTATTTGTTGATACATTATTTGCAGGTCTTACACCAGCTATTATTACTCCTGTTAATCCATCAATTTGAGCAATACGTTTTAGTTGTGCTACTAATGTTTCATCACGATTTGTACTTCGTGATAATTGAGTAAATCCAGGATCTATGAAATTATCAAATTGATCCCCTGCTGCATTGAAATTATAACAAACTACAAAAGCATATATATTTGGTTTGTAATCTGAGCTTGATTTTTTAAGTTCACATAACTTTTTAAGTCCTGGTATCCGTGAATCAAATCCATTATTTTCTCCAATTAATACAACTATTTCTTTACTATTATTTGCTTTGTATAAGTCATTAAATTGAGTGCTTGCATTTCCCTCTGTCACTGCTTTTAGAATATTACTTCCAGTTATATACTTTTCAACTACCGGCGTAGTAGTTGGAGTTTCTTCTTGTTTTGGAGGTTCTTTAACAGTTATACTTATTCCACCTATACGAGATTCATATATATCATAATTAGGAACACGTGCTGTTATATTATAAGTTCCACTTTCATCAAATTTATATTTCCAAGTATATTTACCAGATCCACTTTGATTATCACATAATGTTATACTTTTACCCGATGGAGTTGTTAAAGCTGCACTAAGAAGATTATTTATTAATGAACCTTCATATAAAACTTGTACTGTAACATTACGTGTATCTCCTTTAGTTATTTCACTTGCTGGATCAACTGTTATTGATATTGTAGGTTGTTTTCGTACAGTTACATTTAAACTAGTTTCAATAGGATAATAATAAGCATCCCCATTATATCTTATATTAATTGTTTTTGTTTTTCCCCGTACACTACTAAAATCAATTATTTTACTTTCACCAATATTTCCATTCCAACTAGCATTATCTACAGTATATGTTATCGTTCCTGTTGGTGTAGGACTAAGAGTACTTGGATATTCATGTCTTACATAACAATCACCAGCATTCATAATAGTAGGAGCAATAAATGTTAAATGAGGATCTTCTTTGATCCATAATACTTTATAAATAATTGCCTGTGCACTATTATAATATGAATCATTTGGTGGTTCATATTGTAGATAAAGATTATAATCCACTCCACTTTTAATATATTTTGCTGTTAGTTGTACTTTTTGTTGTGTACCATCTTCAATGTTAAATGATGGAAGATAATATTTACTGTTTCCATCAATGGTTGCAATATAAGCGTGTATTCGTCCACGTTTAGCACTACAATTTATATTATATTCATATGTATATGTTTGAGGATTATTTTTATTGTTATAAATGTATTTTTTATAATTACTTATTCCTAATGTTACATCATTATATATTCGTATTTTTGCCGTGTTTGATTTTACTCCACCATCAACACTATTTGTTGTTATATAATATCCTACTTCATCGGCCCTATTTCCTTGAGAATTTATTGCTGCTTGATCCACATATGACTTAGGTATATCAAAAGTTATAGTTTTATCAGTTTTTTGAGAAGTTGTACCAACATTAATTGTTTCTCCCGATGTTTTTAGTAGTGTTACAGTTACAGGTTTAGTGAGTACATCACTACATGTTGCTTGAATATGAGCTGTTTCTCCATATGTTATTCGTACATCACTACAATTAATACCACTAGGTATAGTAAAAGTTCCATCAGTGCTTAATTCAGTGGTTAAGGTATATTCATTTTCAAAAAATTTAAATGTTACAGTTGCATTGCCTGCTATTAAATTATTTGGTGAGAATGTGTAACTTATTTCTTCATTCTGTGGGTTATCCACATTTTTTACTGTGTATGTTTGTTTTGAAGTAGAATATACTGTTTTATTTGTTCCATTAATGTTTTGTGAGACTAGTATTTGATATTCTAATGTATTATTTAATGGTTTTAAATCTCCTAATGTACATTTAGCAATTATAGGTTTTCCTACTTGTAAATTAGAAGTTTCCTTTGGTGTAATTGTTACATTACCTTTGACTTTATGTCTATAAAATAATTCCCTTGTTATAACATTATCTTGCACATTTTTCTTATTTGTATGAGTTCCTTTAATTTGTAAAGTATACTTATTTTCACTATATTTTGATGTATTTGTAAAATTATAAGTACATTCTCCATTTGCATCAGTTTTGAGTGTTTGATTGTCTATTAGCACCCCTTTCTGATTTATAATTTTACTATTTGCATTCATATTGTTCATTACTGTTGCTGTACCCTTTTTGAGATATTGTTGTGTGAATTGTATATTATTATCTGCATCTATTCTTAGTATTGTTGATGGTTTGATTTCCATATCCCAAAATTGCATATTAAATCCATTTGTATTTGTTATAGCTAAACTAGGATTCATTATAATTCTATTTGTATCAGTATTTTTTTCTCCAGGATATCTTATATATACATAGTATGTATTTGGGTTTAATTCAACATTATCAATAGTTTTATAAGCATTTTCTTTTATTGTATATGTTGTATGTATTTCTCCATTTGCATCAGTTGTTATTGTTATTTCATTACTTTTTTGTGAATCATTATTTGGATAATTTGGGTCTTTATGATTTGACATAAGTCCTATGTATACAGTTCTTCCACTTAATGGTAATTGTCTAGTATTTCCATAATTATCTGTAATGGTCTGACTTTGATCTTCAAGTACTGCATCTATGTTAATTGTTTCACCAGGCTTATATATATTGTTAAAATTATCATTTAAATAAGTTATATTACTTATATGTGGTGTTGTTATGTCTATTCTTTTATCATTTACTACATGTTCTTGTCCTTTGTTATCTGAGCATTTAAAAGTATAAGTATGATATATTCCTTCTTGTTCTACTTCAGCTTTATCTAATAGTAAATCATACATGTAACATTTCTTTGTTGGATCTTCGGGGTCTATTTCTTTTGTTAATTGTAATGTTTCTATAAATGTTCCACTTGTATTATAATAATCAATATAATAATACCCTGGTTCACGATCTGTAAGTGTTCCTCTTGTTACATCATGTACTACTAATCTTATGACTAATTTTTCTTGTTCATTAATTATACGATTTGCAAGTTGATATACTTTAAAATTATATACATTATTTATATCAATTACTCCAATTGCTTTAGTTCCCATATATTTTCCATTTTGTATATATCTTGCTTCTATGAATTGTGTTCCAGCATTCATACATGTGTATTCACCATCCAGGTCTTCATCATCTGGCTCTTCTCTGAATGATTGTGTTATATTAGCTGTTGCTTTTCCATTATGGACAATCCCACGTCCTAATATTTTACTGATTCCTGTATTATATGAATCATAAGTTTCTCCTTCATATAATAAATTTAATTGATACTCCCATATTAATGGAAAATTAATTCCTTGACTATTTTTATTTACATGCCCTACTTGTACATTTTCCCATCTATAAACCCCTTCTATAGATGTTCCTGCACGTGGTAATGTTATTTTAGGAAAGTTTATAGGTGCATATTCACTTGGATCTATTTGAAATATTATATCTTTTGATTGTGGATCATCTGATTCTATATCTGCATATACTGTTAAGTAGTTTTCACGTGGACTTACTCCTATATATGCTTTATTTATTTTTATATACAATTTTCTTTTCACCTCAAAATAAAAAAAAGTATAAATTATGAAAAAAATAAATCAAATTTTTATAATTCCATAATTTTCTATTTTTTTTGTTCTCCCTTTTCTAGTGGAATAAATTACAATAAGCATTTCCAAACTTAATAGATTTATTTTCTGTAGAAATTGTAACACTTCCAGCCCAATATCCTTCATCAAATACATGATCATTTTCAGCACCATTTACTTTGAAATCAGTTAAAGTAATTGATCCTCTTGCATTACATGTAAATCTATAATTACTCATATCTTGATCACTTATATCAAGTGTAACAGTTTTTACACTATTATCTTTCCTAGAAGTAAATTCAAAGACAATTTCTTTAGCACTGTATGTAATAGTCATAGGATTTGAATTATCATATACAAGATTATAAGTCATATCATCACTACTAGTTCCTTTAAATTGTTCATTAGTTACACTATTTTCAAAACTACCAGGATCTTCATCATTATGATATCCTACATAATCATTTCCATTATTAATATTTTTAAAGTAAATATTTGAACGACCATCTCCACCACCAATTTCTTCATTAAATGTAAGTGTAGTTTTTTGAGGTACGAAATCAATTGTTTTTACATTTTCATTATAATTTGTATGTTCCCCACCACATTTAATTTCAATAGAAGCATTATCAGGTGATTGAATAGTTTTTGTTACAATACCATCAGTATCAGTAACTAAAATTTCTTTATTTCCATCTATACTTAGAGATACATTCATATCAGGTAGTGCTTCACCTTGTTCATCAGTTATTGTTACATTTAACACAGGATACCATATATTACTCATATCCATATCATGTGTGATTACTAAGTTTTCCGTTTCCTCTAAATCTTCATCTGAAGAATCACCACCAGGTAAAGTTGCATTAATATTATCATATGCTATAAGTACTTCCCCTTCACCCACAGTTACTTTAGGTATTCCTGTATGTTCTATATCTGTTCCTACTTCAAATGTTACTTGATTAACATCAACATAATAAATTTGAGATTCTTCAACAACACCATTATTATCAGTTGTTACACGACTATTTGCATTATTAAAAGTAATCATTGTAGGACGACGTAGATACAATCTTGCAATATCATTATAAGTATATACTTCTCCACTTGGATCATAATAAAGAACTTTAATTACATGTCCACCTTCTAAGAAATCTTCAGTATCAGGAAGTGTTAATCTAAATACAGCCCAACCTTTTCCAAAATAAGTATCTTTATAATTATAAGCATTTGAATTAGATACACTTACAAGCTTAGTTTCTCCATTATCCCATGTGTAAAGATTATCATCAATATAAATAGAAGCACGTCCACCATTTACAGGTGTAAGATTTCCATCTGGTTGATAAAATCGACATATAACTTCAACAGTATCTCCACGATTTCCACTATATTCATTTTCCACACTAGTTGCTGTTGGATAATCTATATTAGGTTCATATGAACTTACAATTAATGCACCTGTACCAATTCCATTATTCCATTTACTAGTATTTTCAGCCTTATAATAACATTTAATTTCATATGATCCTTGTGTAATTGGTGGTGCTTGTTCAAATGATACCATACCATCATTATCAACACGAACCCAATCAGTAAGAGTTCCATCTACCTCTATTCTTATCCATCCATCAGTAGGATGTTGTGATGAATTTTTACTATTAACAACACGTACATTAATTACACAATTTGTATTATCATATGGATTAACAGCAGTACAACCACATATCACAGTAGGATAAAAATTATTTGTATCTACACGTTTATTAAAATCAGTAATACTAGGATTGCCAGGATCAATTATTCCTTCTATAGGTAATTCATGAACATAAAAATTATTACTTTCTCCCGGATTAAAATGTTTTTCTTCACTACCAGTATAAATAAGATTTAATATAGTTTGTTCTGTTGTATTTCCACCAAGTCTTACAGTACTTATCTGACCTGCTGTTATCTGATATTTAGGAGAAGTTGGAGGTGTATATCCATCCATACTTATACGACATCTACCTTCTTCTATTGGTTTAACACCTGCATAGAAGTATCCTTTTGCTCTTACATCATCTAATCTATTTTCCCAATAATAAACATCAGGTGCAAAGACTGTTATATTATATCCTACACTTAGAATTGCTTTACATGTACTTCCATTATATACTGTGTTTTCTAAGTACTCTGCAGTTAATTCATAATCACCTACATTTATACTATTATCGATTACACAGTTTGTAGTGGCTTTTCCATCTATTACAGTTCCTTTTCCTATTTCTTTTTCTACCATTTACCTTCTTATCTCCCTTATAAAAAAATAATTATTAGTTTACTCCACTTGTAACTTTAATAACACCATTAATCTTCTTAGCATTACTATCCTCACGAACAATTACAGTTTCATTACTTCCATTTTTTGTATCACTCATCAAAGTATGCTCAGCTTCATTATATCGTACAATATCAATTAAATTACCATATTCATCTTCTAACCTGTATCTATACCCATTTACAAGCATAACACTACTTGTAAATACAACACTAGGAAGATTACCAGTAACTTGAAGAAAAGCATCTATATTAACAGTAGATAATGTTACTACACTATTTTCACCACCAAGATCTACAAGACGTCCATACTCATCAACAACCCTAAAATCAATACTTTTAAGTTGACCAAGAGCTGATTGTTCAGAACTTATCATCTTCATACGAGTATTTACACGACCATTAGTATCATCTATAGTATACCGTATTTCTCCACGATCTGCACGTCTTGTTAACTCATCATCATAATTAGCAGCTGCACTTTGATGATGTACATATAAACCATTAGCATCTAATACAGTTGCATTAACTTCAGTACTTTTACTTCCATACACGCCAACCATATATTTATCCTTATCAAGTTTAAGATGTGTATCAAACCTATCTACAATATGAATATTAGTCTGATAAGTACAACTATTATAACCCTTAATACCATCATAACGTAATGTTAAAGGATGTTTACCATACTCAAGGTATTTAGGCACAGTAATAGGAATAGTTACCGTTCCCGGCTCAAAATCCATACTTTGTTGTATTTCAACACTACTAATAACATTATGTTCATAACCATAAGGACTATCAACAACATTTTCATTACTAATAATACGATCACCAATATAAACACTTACATTACCAATAGGAACAGGCTCATCAGTCTCCATCTGTAAAACATGAGCATGAAGTAAAACCTTACGCCCCGGTATACCATAATACCTACAACGACTAGTAATATAAGTATCACGCCAACCAGGATTACTTAAACCATTATGACCCATTGTAAGTGCATGATCATTACCAAAAATAAAATATTCATCAAAATTTTCATATTCACCAGTTACATCAGCTGTTATATGTACTCCTATAATCCATGGAGTCCAATCTACAACTTTTACATTAGCATCTGCAAAACGTGGATCTTTCATTATTATTTTACGTATTGTTTTAGCAAGTTGTGTACGATTCAAATCAGTATTAGGAAGTCCAATAAACTTATAAATATCTCCACCATACTTATAATAACACCAGCCAAGTTCATCTTCAGTACATGTAAGACGATTATAAACCGCTTGTGCTAAATTATCACCATATCTTACAAGTGCAAGATCCCCACTACGTCCAAGATACCAATGTCTATCAATATCAGTACCAATATTAAATTCATTCATAAACGATCACCAACTTTTTTAATATATTCCCAGTCAGTTATTTCAATAAATGAACCTGTAAGCATATCAAACTGTAACGCTGGACCATTATATGGAGGATTAAGTGTTACTTTTTCACCGTATTTATCACTTGTTACATACACCTCATCAAACATATAATTCATATATTCATGATATTCTTCCAATAATATAATTTTAAGATTGGGTATAATTTTTTCTTTTAACTCTTGACTAATCATAATATCAACACCATGGACCACCATTACGATTAAGATTATTTACTATTCCACCACCATAACCAGAAGATGCACGTCCACCTTTAAAACAACAATCAAAACGATACACTTTACCATTAACTTCAATAAGATTATGATAGTGATTAGGCACGTGTTTAATACCTACATTCATTCCATGTACGTCTCCAACACATTTTACAAGCCTTGAGATATCTGCACAATTTCCCCGTATAGCACCACTTTTAGTCCACATTTTCTGAGGACACGTACGATTATTTGGATATCCAGAATACCTAAAGCGATTAAATATATCAAGTATTGCTTCTTTACCACTCATATTAGCAGTATCTGTAGCATAATTTGCACTACTATTTCCAATCTTAGTACTTTTTATTGTATCAGTGTATGGTGCTAAATCAAATGTAGGAGTACAATCATTACCACTCATATTAACAAGACCTGTACCAGTAGTATCACTACCCCCACCACCACTACCATTATTCTTATTCATAGCATCTTGTAATGCTTTTTCAGCTGATTGTTGATTTTTCATATACTCAGAATAAGTAGAAGCAAAAGGATTAAGAGTTAATTCTGTTTCAATACCATTAGTAAGTGAAAAACTTGTCTTTACACCTTCAATATAAAATCTATTTTTTTCAAATCCCATATAACGTGCAAATTTACTTACACCTATAATCTCTGCAATATCTCCATAAAAATCATCGTAGAAATTATCATCAACAGCTATCCAACAAAATTGATTTGTATGAACACCTTTAATACTTCCTGGAAACTTAATTTTAAATTCTAACATTTTACGTATAGGTTCAGCCATTGTAAGACCTGCTTTTTTCTTGTTTTTAGCTGGATCATTCTTTGCCACGTTTTGACTTGTTTCTCCAGAATTACTACTAGTATTTGTTGTATCCGTGGTTGTTGTACCAGCTTCAGTTCCAGTGGTTGTATCGCTTGTGTTGTCTGCCATTAGATTAATCCTCCTTGTTTTCTTTTTTTTGTAGTAGATCTTCTATTGCTTCACGGTGTGCTTGTGCATCGTATTCTATACTTGTATTGTGTTCTAATTTTCCTTTTAAAGTTGTATTATTTTTCACGTCCCGTATTTCGGTTGGTTTACCTGTTATCATGAATAATTCTTCAAGAGTACTTTTATGTGCATTAACGTTTTGTGCTAAGCTATGTGATATTGATGTTTGTTTACTTCCATCATAATTATTATTTAATTCAATTATATTCTCATTTATATATTTTAAACGATCTACTAATCTTTCTACTTCAGTATCTAGTATCACGTTTAGTTTTCCTTCATATCTTTTATGTCTTTCTAATGTTTCATGTTCATCATATGCTTCAGCTCTTTTAACCCATTCCCATTTACTGCTTATATTTTGAATTGTCTTTTTTTTAAGTTTGATATCTGGATGTTTTTCTAGTAAGTTATCAACACTTCTATTTCCCATTCCTAATTCTACATATTTTATAAATATATCATAATGTTTAGAACTTTCCTTTTTTCTTCTATCCCATGGATAAGTTGGCATTTTTTAATTTCACCTCCAAAAAAAATAAAATTATAATATTTAATCAGTTTCACTAGTACTTTCAGTAGATTCTTCATCATTACTAGTACTTTCAAGTGAGCTAGGGAATACTTCAGTTAAATGTTTCTCAGAACCATTAATCTTCTCATATCCACATGCACCACAATAATCCATATCACAAGAACCACAAGTAATTTCACCTTCAGGTACACCTTTAGGATTATTTTTTAATACACCACTTTTATTACATCCACCACACCTATTAAGCCAATATTTTTTAACTTTTCCACCAGATGCAGGATGTTTACTACTTCTTCCACAACTTCCTTTCATTTCAGTTTCCATAATTTGATCTTTAGTGTACACATTACCTGAAGCATCCTTAAAATCACCACTACTTTTTGTAGTACCACCACTTCCAGTAGATGGATTATCTACAATTGTACCCATACGACCTACATATTGTGCTAAATTTACTCCAAAAATATCTTTACTTGTATAAAGTTCTCCTATAGGATTAGTTGCACTAATATTTTTAATCATAGTCTGTGTTACAATATCAGTAATATCAAATGTATTACTATAATCCTCTTCAACACCTACATTTTGATCAATAATTAACCCTGTTCTCATATATTTATCTACATCATATGATTCAAAGTGTGGAATACCATTAATATCACCATAAAAACGAACATGCACACCATAATCAAAAAGTAATGTACGTATATAATCAGAAATTGTAAGACAATCATAAATCCCTGCAGGTGTTTTTTTAAATGGATTTCGTTTATTTTTATCCTTTGTTTTACCCGTCTCATTTTTCTTTGTAATAGTTACTTTTTTATCTTCACCATTACTACTTGAACTACCACTACTTCCACTGTCTAAACCGGTTTCCTTATTATCATCTTTATCTTTTTTAATCTCATCTTCTATCTTTTTATCAATAGCCGTGTCATAATGATCTACAGGTTCAAGACCAGTACTAGGTACACCAATATCAATAAGTACTTTCTTAATCCATTCATAAACTGTATGTTTACCACTATGAACAGCATAAATACTATTAGCCATTATTCTAGACATCCAATCTTGGCATGTATATTTATAAAGACGTGTAGATGGATCATATTCACGTTTAATAATAATTCCCCCAAAACTAGGTACATCACCATTAATAAGCACACTTACACGTCCACTTGTAAGATCTATACGTTCAGGCGTTGTAAATGTAGCAGTCTTTGTTTCAAGATCTTCTTCGGTTATTTCAAATTCACTGAATGGAACTTTATAATAAGGACTAAAATTCTTTGCATTCCAAAATTGAGGACTTGAAGTTTTAGCACCACCCCGCCCTGATTCCATAAATCCATCAATAACTTCTGTAGTACCTCCACCACCCGTACTTGCACCAGTTACACAGGCTACTACTTCTTGTGGAAATTGGTCTTCACCTTTACTATGAAACCATTTTATTCCATGTTGATTTAGAAACTCTCCAGGTTTATCAAGTCCTTTAAAACTACTACGACTAAAATTGTCATCATGAGCTCTTTCTAAAAAGTTAAGATTTGTTATATCTTTTGCATGATGAGTAAATGCACATACTTGAGTATTATTTCCAATTTTATCTAAGTAGTATTTCTGAGTTATATCCCATAGAGTACCTGCACATGCACCACCATATATATTTACAAAGAATCCTCCACTTTCAAGAAGTGATGCAGCAGAATAGTGTGTGTTAGGACCTATTCCTCCTATTTTTGTTCTAAATCCTGCTTGTTCTAGTGCTGCTGCTACTTTTTCCATTCTTTGTTGATCTTTACTTCTACTGTCAATGTTATCTGTTGCTATTACACATAACTTTCCATCAGCCATAGTATTTCATCTCTTTTTTTTTATGAATTATTATTATCAGTGTTATCTGTGTTTGTATTATTGTTATCTGAATTATTGTTACTTGATCCACCTATAGTTTCTTTTCCTAGTACGTTTCCTTCATCTAATTTAACACCTTCTGTTTCAGTGTTCATTATTTGATGACTTATATATATGTTAATATTAGGAAGATCATTTACACGCCCTGTTACTGTATCATATACTACTGTGTCACTCCAATAGGGATCATAATCATTTGCATAGTTTCTTTTTAATCCTTTAGATTTTGTTTGCTTTTTTTCAGCTGTTGTACTTTTATCTGTACTTGTACTATCATTACTATTATCAACCAATATATATTCCTCCCTGAAAAAATAAAAATTCAATTACCTAATAAAAAAAAATGAAAATGGAAAAAAATATTAATCATTTTCCCTTTTTATTTTGTATTAGTTGTTGTGGATGATGTAGAAGAATTAGTAGTTTTCTTATCATCATCAGCATCATCACTACATAATTCTTTTTTTAACTTATCTTTCACAGCTTTATTAAATACACCAGTAACACTAAGTCCATTAGCTTTCTGATAATCCTCAACAGCTTTTTTTGTATAATAACAATATTTCCCATCCATTCTTTGAAACATATTATTAACACTAGTATAATGAGGATAATAACCTACACGTCTAAGTAATTTCTGAATAGAAACTACTTCTTCTTCATAAGGAGCAGTACATACACCAGTCTCAGCCCCCGGGGTACATGTACAAGTTTGTTTATGTTCTCCTATTTTTTCAAGTTCAAGAGCTGTACCTGTTGTATCACTAGCATCATTACGACCTGCTTGTTCTGGAGCATAATAAGAACGTGTTATATCAGTATCTTCTTGGTTATACTCAGTTAATGTAAAATCACTTCGTACTAAATCCTGAGTCATATTTCTTTGTGAAAAATCTGTTATTTTATAATCACCATTTTCTACACTTTGAAGTTTACTTTCAACAGTTACTGTAATAAAGTTTTGAGCCCAAAATTTAAGTACAGCATGTGGAGTTTTAGGTTTATCATAAAATTTTGTTTTACGATTATCTCCTTTATAAACCGGGTTTCCAGTATAAGATTCACTATTTTTTGAATAAACAGTTAATTTTAATTCTTCACCACTGAAACTTAACCATTGAATATAATTATAACCCCAATCTTTACTACTTACATACATAGGTGTTTTCTTAATATTAAGCGTACTTGTTGATTCCATTTCAAGATCAACATTAAATGGATGACCATTCATAATAAAATAATTTTTTTTATCTTGTTCTAATCCATAATACTTAACCATATCTTATCTAATCTCCCATATACATTGTATTATTAACTGTTCTTCCAGCTCTTACAGTATCAAATGTAAGTTTTTGTATAACAGCATCAGCAAATTGTTCAATATTTTCTTTACTATCCAAACGAGGATTATTAATATTAAAAGTAATCTCTGTAGGACTATTATTATTAGTATTAGCAGTTTTACTATTATCATTATTTGATTGTTGACCAACACTAGGGAAAACATCAGCAGCAGTTACACGTGGAGCTTGTCCATAACCTACACGTTCAAAACCATCATTAATACTTCTACCAGTTGCAGCAGCAGTTTTATAAAGTTCAGATTGATGATCTTCCATAAATCCTTTAGAATAAATCATTTCATCTTTAATACCATGAGCTACATAACCAGGACTGTTAATACCCATTCCAACTTGAAGAATAGCTTCTTTAACTTGAGTACCTATTTCTCTTGCAATAGATACCATTTTATTACCCCAAGACCTAAGATTACTACATGCACGAGACATTTCAGCACTAATAGCTTGAGCAATATGGAAATTAGCAGCAAAACCACTACTCATAGCTGATGCACAATGAACAATTATATTAATAGCTGTAGAACTAAAATTACTAAGAATTCCCTGTGCGGCACTACAAGCACCACTTACAGCGGCGGGTAATTGCATAAATGCAGCACAAGCACTAGCAACCGCTCCACTCATTGCATTAAGATTTGCAAGAATTTGAGTAATACCAGAATTAATAAGAGTAACTGCAGCACTAGCAGCTACAAAACTAGTAGCCATAAGTTGAGCAGATGCACCCATTACAGTAAGACTAGCCGCAAGAACCGCAAAACTAGCATTAAGCATAATAGCTTGTGCATTAATATTAGTTATAGCAGCTATAAATGTTGTTGAAAACATGGTGATAGCTGGCATTAGAACACCTGTAATTGTTGCACCAAGTGTTGTGAAACCAGCTACAACAGTTGTAACCATTGTTGGAATACTTGTTGCCATTGTAGTTACAGTACTTGCTAATGTTGTAAGTAAACTAGTTATACTTGAACTTACAGCTGTTATTGTTGATCCTATAGCCCCTAGTATACCGGTTATACTTGCTGTAATTGTTCCCATTATAGCAGTTATTGTTGCTCCTATGGTTGTAATCATCATTGTAATACTTGAAGTAATTCCACTTATTACTCCTTGTATTGCACCTGTAATACCTGTTATGATGGTTGTAATACTTGTTGCTATACCTGTTATGATACTTGTTATACTACCTGCAATAGCACTTAAAATACCTGTTATACTTGCTGTAATACTTCCTAATATTCCACTAATTGTAGCTCCAATTGTTGAAACCATAGTACCAATACATGTAGTAATGGTCATAATAATACCTTGAATACTAGTAGCAATAGTAGTGACAATAGTACCAATACTAGTTGCAATAGTAGTAATAACACCTTGAATACTAGTAGCAATAGTAGTAATTACAGTAGTAATACTTGATGTAATCGTATTAATAATAGTTAAAATACTATTTAAAGCACCTTGAACTATACTCTGAATAGTAGTAGTAACAGTCTGAGCTAAAGAACCAACACTTTGTTTAATACCTTCAATACTAGTCATCAAACCAGACAAACCCGCAGAAGGATCAGTAGCAGCATTTGAATTAGCTTGTTGAGAACCTCCACCAAAAGTACTACCATTACCAGCAGTATCACCACCAAGACCAAGAATTGACTTAGCACCATCAATAATAGGTTGAATAACACTCCAAACACCTTCAAGAACACCTTGTAATTGTTCAGCACCACTACAAAGAGTATCCCAAACTTGACCACCAATATCTTGAAGAGTTTGTAAAGGATCAATAAGGAAAGATTGAATACTAGGACCTATTTGTTGAATAGCACTCCAAAGCATACTAGCACCTTGACAAATAATGGGCCATACTTGTTGTGCAGCTTGACAAATACCATCCCATATAATAGGACCATTAGTTTGAAGCCATTGGAAAGCACCACCAAGACCATCCCAAATAGCACTACCTATTTGTTGAATTACGGGCCACACCATGGAAGCACCTTGACATAATCCATTCCATACTTGACCACCAACCTCAGAAAGCCAACTGAAAACCCCACCAAGACCAGACATTATGCCTTGTCCAATACTTTGAAGTGTAGGCATAAGACTTTGGAAAGTACTATTAAGCCATTCCCAAGTATTACCAGCAGCACCCTTAATCCAATCCCAAGCAGGAGCAAGAGTAGTAGTAAGCCAACTAGCACAGTTTTTAATACCATCACAAAGAGGACCAAACCAATCAATACCAAGTAAATCAAGAACAGTAGTTAATGTTAATACAGCACTTATAATTTGTCCTATAACAGGAATAGCATTTACACCAACAGCAGCAAGTGCTTTTCCACCGACTTTAGCACCTATTTTACCAATAGTTCCACCAAGTCCTTTACCGAGTGTACTTCCCATTCCTTTACTTAGAACTCCTCCAAGTTTTCCACCGACTTTACCTACAATTCCACCGATTCCACTTAGACCTTTACCTATACTTTGACCTAATCCACCTTGAAGAGTACCTCCTAGTTTTCCAATGATTCCACCTAGTTTACTAGATTTTCCAAATCCTTTACTAAAGATACTTCCAAGTTTTCCACCACGTTTACCAACTGTGGTATTAGCAGTGTTAAGACTTGTATTAAGTCCACTTGTTATACTATTACCCATTTTACTACCCATTGTAGAAAATGAGTTACCCATACTATTTACACTGTTTGTTATTTGTGTGCTTGTTTTTCCAAAGTTTCCACCAAGAGTATTTACAGTATTATTTAAATTAGAAAATGCTTTAGTATTTCCCATTTTATTAACTGATTTACCAAATGTACCTGCTTTTTTATTGGTTTTATCAAGGCTTCGTCCTACACTTTCTACACCTTTACGTGTTTTTCCCGTGTTTTTTCCACCTTTTTTACCAGCTTTACCAGTACTTTGACCTGCAGTATTACCACTTTTAGAAGCGTCTAAACCACAACCACAACTATTACTAACTGTTGGCATATTCTTTCCTGAACAAGTAGTATTATTAGGTTGGATATTTCCATATTTATTATATAATGAGCTTCCTTTTCCTTTTTTAGTTTTAGTATTACCTGATGTTGTATTTACAGGTAATCCCCTATTTTCTAATGGACATTCACTTACAGGTTTGCCACTGTCTTTTCCTTTACTACCCTTGTTTTTATCTTTGTCTTTTGCTTTTCCACTGACGCCTTTATCACAGTCACATTCACTTAGTGGTTTGTCTTTGTTTTTGTCTTTGGCTTTCTTTTTTTTCTTTTCTTGTTTTTCAATTACTTTACTACATGGATCTTCGCATTCTTTATCTTTTTTCTTCTGCTCTTTTTCTTTTTTCCAAGAATCAAGTCCACCGCGTAGACCTTTATCTTTAATATGACTAAGAAGACTTTTAAAGGATTTAAGTCCTTCTTTTGCATTAGAAATACTACCCTTAACTTTAGAAAATGCTTCACTAATACGGTTTATTACCATACTACCAACAGTGAGTCCGGTAAGTGCAGATGCAAAAAGCATTACACCTTTAGCTAAATTTCCTCCAGTTGCTTGGTTTAATGATAAAAAACCCTCAACTAAACTCGTCAAAGTTGGGAGAACAGCTTTACCAAGTTCACCACCAGCAGTTGATAAACCCTTTTTAAATCTAATAAATTTCCCTGTGAAAGTATCCTGAAATTCTGAAGCTCCTTCAGAAATTTTTCCAACTGCTTTAAAGAAACCATCTAGATCATTATAGTCTCCATTCCATTCACCTGTAGCTTTAAGTGAATCTTCAGTTATACCAAAGTTATCTATTGATGCAAATGCACCTTTAGCACCTTTAGATAAATCGAACATTGCACTGTTTGCAACATCTGCAGAATATCCTAATGCCTGAACATATGTACCAAAATCAGCAATAGCAGGCATATATTTATTCATTTGAGCACCAGTAGCTCCAGTAGATGCCTGTATACCATTCATTGCAGGTATAAGATCATTCATCTTAACCCATGATTCATTAGTTTTTTTATCAATTGCTGGTACATCATATCCCCTTTGTCTTGAAATTATTGAGTTTACTTCTTTTGTTGCAGCATTACCAATAGTCATATCATAGAGTGAATCAAGACCAACTAGTCCTAACAAATCATCTCCACTATAATCAAATCCTCCACCTGCAGAAGATCCGGATTTTGTTGCTTGTTTTCCAGTAGAGCCCCCAGATTTTCCACCTACACTCCCTACTTTTCCACCAGCTTTATTAGTATTAGCTAATGATTTATTTAATGAATCAGCAGCACTTTTTGCATCTTTAATAGAACTTGCAAGTTTACTAAATCCACTACCATCAATATTTGAAGCTGAACTATTAATATGCACTAATGCTTTTCGTAAACTATCAATTTTATTAGCTGAGGACTCAGCAGATTTACCTATGTTTGTAATTTTAGTAGGACTTATACTTTTAATTGCACTTGCAACACTTTTAATTGCAGTTGCTAAAGTTTTACATGAACTGGCAGCTGTCCGAGCATATTGTTGAATTTGTTTGAAAAGTTTTCCATCAATATTCCCCGCATTATCCCCCATTTTTCCTATATATTTATTAAGTGATTTCATGGAAGATACAGATTTACTTACACTAGTTCCAAGTTTACTAAAATCTCCGCCTTTGATTCCATTCAGTGAATTTTTAACTTTATTAGCACTAGATGAAACTTTATTAAGACTATTTACAGCTTTGTTACATTGTGTAGTTATAGTATTTAATCCCGGTGCATTAAATGTAAGATCAGTTTTTAGTTTTTTACCTACACTTCCTACATTTTTAAGTGCATTTTCTGCATTTTTTGCATCTGATACTATTTTACCCGTATTTGTTTCTACTGTAATCTCTTTACTAGCTAGTTTCTGTATTTTTTGTAATGCTGTTGCTACATCTTTAAGTTGACTAGTATTAGCTTCACAATCAAGTTCAATATTATAAGAATAACTAGATGCCACTTATATCACCCCTACTATGATAATATTCAGTGTCACTACTATTTTCATATACAACTATTCCATCTATCCACATGGTTTTATCACCCACATTTTTAAATGTTATCTCTGCATTAGCATTACCTACAAATATTTCCTTATTTTGATACCATTTACTAGACATACACTGCCAATACATCGTATCATATCCTGGTGTTGGTCTATTATGTAAATATTCATTATATTCTAAATCTTTAACTCTTATTTGTAGTTTAGAAAATCCCTTATAAAATGCTCTTAAATCCCATACATCCATTTCATCTATAATATTTCTTAGATCACATTGAAATGTAAGTGTTTGGTTAGGTTCAAGTTTAGCACATCTACCTTTTACATCTGTATATGATTCTTTATCAGTTATTGTAAAATTTCCCGTATATCCTGTTTTGTTAAATGTGAAATCTCCATTGTTATGATAATTAAAACATTTAACCATACGATATTCATCTACAAGTTCTTCATCTAGTATGTTTTTAGGGTCACATATTGCACATGGTTGTTGATAATTTCCATTTATAAATGTTATTATTGCAGTCGTTCCTACTTTTGGTAATCCATGACATGGAACTCTTGTTAATGTTCCTTCATCCCATGTTATTGTACAATAATTCATGTAGTCACTTACTTCTGTGATTGTTCCTATTTTAGGTGTTGTTGTTTGTGTAGGTGCTGAGTCAACATAATTAGTTATTGCTTTTACAAATCTTTCTGATATTTCATTTGTCAATTTGTTTTTCACACCTCTATTTTTTTTTAATTATTTTTAATCCTTTTTTTATGATTCTAATTTCATCAATTTTTTTAGGGATTGAATAATAAATGGAATTTTTATTAAAAATAATAATTTTATCAAATAAAAAAAAAATAAAATTCCTCTTTCTATTAATTGTATGATGTAAGGATTCAAAAAAAATATACAAAAAAAGTAGCTTTAGAAAACTAACACCTATTTTATAATAAAGAAAGAACCATCGAAACATAATCTTACCTAAATAGTAGCAAATACATCTCCTTGTGATTTAAATTCAATTATACAATTATTTAAAACCACTAATACCTGTTCTTGTAAAGGTGTTAAATCTGGGTAAGTATAGAAAACAGAACGAGGATCACAACCAGACGCCCAAAATAAAGAAGTTAAAAAAGCCATGTTCCCATTCTTTTTAAGACTTAATCTCTTAGAAAATCTTTAACCACTTCAGTCATATCTATTTCATCTGTTTGAATACCACTAGCAGCAGTTATAGCAGTACTTATAGAAAGTATTACTCCAGCTGGTAATTGATCTAATATAATAGGTGATATTTTTTTTCCTTTACTATCTGTACATACTTCTTGACATGCTAATAAATCTAATGATTCTTTACTTGCTGTTCCTTTACGTTGTAATGTATAGTATTCTTGTGATGTAAGTGGTCTTATATATACACGTACTGGTGTTCCATTAATATCTATTTTTAATGGTATACGATTATCTTTTCCACTTCTTAGATATCCTTCACTTTTAATATATTCTTCAAGATCAGGTAAGTCTTCAATTTCATTTAATATTTCTTTATTTTCGTTTTCTTTTTCTTCTTCTGCTTCTTCAAATTCTTTTATTGTTTTTTTAAGTTCTTCTTCTGCCATTTTATTTTCGTATTCTTGTTTATTCATTTTAAATGATAACTCCTCAAAATTTATATTTTTTTATACTAAATATTTATGTAAAAAGATGTAAGCAATCTAATAAAAAAAATGGGAAGTAAGCCATTTATAAAATAAATTAAATTCATTTTATTATCAATTTTTTGAATAATTTAATGACTCCTTCCCTCCTTATTATAAAGTAAATTCTTAGTTTTGCCTTTCTTTTTTTGTTAAAAATAAAATAATTTAGTATCTATACATACCTATATATGAAACCCTAAAAAAACGTATTTTTAATATTTCAAATCACAAAAAAAATAATAATAATAATAATAGAAAATTATTAAATTCTATTCCCAATCACAGTCAAAATCTTCACCTTGAACTGTTAAACTAAATTCTAAAAGTTCACCAGCTTCATCAGTAATTTCAAGCTCATCAATACGACACTCATAAATTACCCATGTCATAGTTCCTTTAGGTTTAATATTAGTAATAGTAATAGTACCAGGCACATCTTTAAGACTCATAACTGCAGCCATAAATGCTTTTTCACTTACAGCATCATGTTTTGTATACTTAGTAATTTCAACTTCACAACCAGGTTGACTTAAACTAGATAAAATTTTACCATCAAAAGTATCTTGATCTGAAAGATTAAAATCAATAGTTAAATCTACTTCACTAGCATATCCTACTACAGTATTATTAATTGTTATTTGAGTATTATACATTGTTGTTGTGGTTGCCATCTTAGTTTACCTCCATATCTACACCAAGGTCTACAACTAGAATTACTCCAGCCATATCCACTTTAAGATTAATTACTACTTCATTTGTACTTACTTTTTGAACATCATTAGTATCAATATCATTAAATATACCTAATGTACCCATTATATTACGATTTACAGCATTAAGTTGAGCTTTAAATGCTTCAATATTTTGATTTGATCCAAATGTACCAAGTAATTCTTCAAGTTCATATTGTTTAATAAGATATGAAACACTACGAATATGAGAAATATCATAACCTGATGGAAGTTCAGAATTAACAACACAGAAAGATCTATCCGCTCTATTTTTAGATCTAATAACAGATATACCACTTCTTACAAGTTTATAACCATCATCATTTTGTCCAAAGTAAAGTTCTTCATCTACTCCAACAACACCAGGAATATCTTTACGTGTAAGACTTGTATCAACACGTGATTCAGCAATAAAAGCACACATATGAGCAGCACTTTCAATTACACTAAGTTGAGTTCCTGTTTGATACTGATTAGCAGCAATTGTAAGTTTTTGACAATATAAACCTGCTAATAAGAAAGGATTATCTTTAAATATTTTAGCAACTTCAGTAGCATCTGTTACTTTAATTGTTTTTGAAGCATTACCAACTTCATTGATAGTACTTGCACTAGGAGTACTTGTTATTAATGGTGCTACAAGTTGAACAGGTCTTTGTAATTCAAATTCATCTCCTAACCATTGACAAATAAGACCATATTTATCAGCAAGTGTAGCAGGTTTAGATTCTCCAGGTGATTTATCTTCATCACCATCATCTTCAATACTTGTTGCAATAAATAATAAATCTATATCTTCACCTTTAATTTTTGCAAGTGCATTTTCAAGTTTTACTTTAGTAAGTTTTGTATTAAGTGTTTTAAGAACATCATCTGGTAATGAACCATCATCTTCACTGTAACTTCCACGTTTAGGATCTACTACAACATTATCATCTCCACCATCTGATACAGTTCCACTTACATTTGTTTCACTTGATGGTTCTGAAATGTTACATACAATAACTTGTTCAGCCCCCCCATGTCCTGGAATTCCTTCCATAAATAATCTTGCAGCTGCTAATGCACCGTCAAAATCTGTTTCACTTTTTGTTCCTGCAATTATACCAAAATCATCTCTTAAATCTCTTAATGTTTGGTAAGCTCCAATTGATGTTTTTAAACTAGGAAAAGCACCAATAATTGCAACACGACCACCTTTATTAATTTGTCTTTCTAAAGGTTGTGTTTTATTTTCTACAATAATACGAGGAATTGTATAATCTCCTCTTTCATATTTATCTGCCATTTTAATTTAATTCTCCTTTAAATACTTTTTCATTATCAATACTTGTTTCAATACCTAAACGTAAATAAAGATCTTCATAATCTACTATGTATTGATCATCTTCTACTTCTTTAACTTTATATTCTATTACTGCACGACTAAGAATTCCTGGTTGTTCATACTCAAAATAAAACCGGTTCACATGAATAAAACTACTAATCTCATCATTTACAAAATAATACTGAATTCTTTTATACACAGATTTAAGTAATTTCTGTGCTGTTATTGTATCATATTCTCTTATTGCAATAACAATTTGAATAGTAGTATCAAACACATTAAATCCATTTCCATGTAAATCATTAATTGACTCTAAACGTGCAACATAAATATTATTTAATTCTTGAGTTCGTGGATTTTCTCCAAAACTTTTATCAACATATTTAATATTAAATAATTTCAATACTGGATCATCACATTCTTTTTTAGCATGTACAAGTAAATTATACATCTCAGTATCTGCAAATAAAAACTCAAGACCCGTTATTTCATTACCAACTTCTTCAAACATTACCATGAAATACCCCCTAAGAGTTTATCAATAATACTAAAATAACTAGGAAGTATTTCACCACTAGGTGCAAGATATGGTTTTGCTCTTGCTGGTCCTACACGTTTTGCAAATACTTCATTTCCACTTTTAGTAAAAAAATGTAATGCTTTTCCCCGTGCAACAATTGGACCTCTTCCTTCTTCTACATATTTTGCATAGAATACATTAGTACCTATATGTACACTATCTCCACCTTTTTGTTGGTGTATACTGTTTAATAAATTTCCAGTCATAATACTATTATTTGCTCTTAATTGTGCTTGTTGTAGTTTTTGACTTTGTTTTCCTAATTCATCTAAACCTTGTTTTTGTACTTTTTGAATTCCTTGTCCTAATTGGTTTATATGGTTACAGATTTCTTTTTCTAATCCTTTTAGTTGTGCTGGAAATCCAAAGCCTTTTATATTAAATTGATCTATTCCGCCTGTTTTTATTGTTATTACATGTTCAAGATTCATAACACAAAAAAATCTCCCTTATTCTTGTATTTTCTTTGTAAATGTTTCTATTTCCACATCATGACGTTTACAATATACTACTCCATGTAACATGTGTTTACGTGGTGTTAAATGGTGGTGATGTGGTCTATGTAGTAAACTTGTATAACGTACTTTTACAAATGGTTGTATTAATTCCTTTGCTTCATGTATAAGTTCATCACCATTAGTACGATCTGTAAGTGTATACTTATTATAAAGTAATCCTGCTGCATATGTACAACATGCTTGATAAACAAGTGGATAAGTTAAAGATAATTTTCCAACACAACAATAACTTAAAAGTAGATTATAAGCACGTTTAAATACAACTTCTACTTCACGTGGTGTTACCCTTTTTGCTACTTTTACTTCACCTAAATCTTCATCACTTAAAAAAGGTTCTATATAATCAATATTTTTATTTCCTGTTTTTGAATGAATAGACCAATCAGGTAAGTAAAATAATACATCTTCAACTATATTTTCCATAATAAATGATACCCATTTTTATTCTTCTTTTTCTAGTTTAATTGTAATTGTACGTGGATTATTATTTCTTTGATCTACTTGTATAGTTTGAATTACTTCTTTATATCCATCACATAAACAAAGCATTTCATATGTTCCATAAGCTACATTAGGTATTAATATTACTTCACTATCTTCTGCTAATATATTTGAATAAATATTTGTTTCATCTTCAACATCAACAAGTGTTATTTGTGCATTTGTTCCTGGTTTTGTTGATAATTCGAATCTTATATCAATTGTTTCAGGTTCACTAATAGGTGTTAATCCACATCTTAAATTTACATCTAGTGTATGATTTGATAGAATTAATGGTTCAGGGTATGTGTATGGTTCGTATCCTTCTTTGTTTATGTTAAGTGTATATTTACCATCTGGTATTCCTTTAAAATTGAAATATCCATTTTTGTCTGTTGTACCTGTATATTCTTTTTTTCCATCAGTTAGGATAACTTGACATTGTGGTAGTCTTTCTACTTCTTCTTTTTTTGTTTTTGGTTTAATAAATATAACCTCCTTAGCTATATCATATTATATTTATTTTGTATTTTATTAGAGTATGTAGTTTATTCTTAGACTTTGCTTTTATTAAATAAGTAGTAATTATTTAATATTATATTTTAATCAAAAGTTTATTAATTATACTCATTAGGTTTTATCTGAACCGCCGGTAGATGATGAACCACTAGATGAAGATGAACCACCAGCTGGAACAGTAGCTTGACTTGGAAGTCCAGAACATTCAGCATAAAGTAAATCTTTAGGTCTTAATACAAGATTATCAAAGTAAACTCTTGTTACTGTATCATAAGCTTGATTTCTAAGGTTAAATTCTGATTGTGTTTCAACATCACGTTTCATACCAATTACAAATGAATCAAGATCAGCAAGAAGAATATTATTACCAAATTCATTTACTTTATAATCAAAAGCATCACAAACAACAACAGGTGTATTCCAAATTTTAAGTTCTCCACCTTCAAAGTAAAGAGCATCAGCCATTTGTGTTTCACGTTTTTGTGCTATTTGAATAAGTTTAGCATAAGCTTCATTTGACATATAGAATTTTGCTTTACTTCTATTTCCTTTTTGTACACCAAATTGTGTTAACATATCTTCAAGTTGTACAACTGCATCAGTTCCATCTGTTGCTAATGTTTTTGTAAAATCTATTTTTACAGGATCTTTTGCTGTGAAATCTCCACCATTTATTCCACAATATACACCTTGAGGTGTTCTTACATTTGTTTGATAGTTTGTTTTATAAGCATTGTCATATTGATCTTTTAATTGTTTAAACATACCATCAATAATGTTTATTCCTTGTTTTCCTTTTGTAGGATCATTTACACCATAAAGTGAAATAAGTTCTAAGTTAAATTTTAGTCTTTCTGTTACTTGTGATTGGAAAGATTGTAAAAATCTATCTCCTTCAAGATTTTCTTGTACCATTAACCATGGTGTTGTTGAATATGATACTAATGGTTTACAGTATAAACTTGATCTTTTAAATGTTGGTACATTTTCAGATACATTTGGAGAGTCAAAAGGTGCTACTTGATTACCTGCACTTGCTCCAGTTAAATCTCTCATTGAATAAAAGTTAGCTTCAGCATCAAGGAAACTGAAATCAAATTCTACTGTATCAAGTGGCATAAATCGACTATTATCAAATATAACAGAATCTTCTGTTACTTCTGCAATAAATGAATCTGCTTCAGCTTGTTGTTTATATCCAGGTTTAAACATTGTTGTTGCATCATTTGATGTTGTTGGATATCCTTTATCCCATTTCATTACAAAATGTTGTTGATTTCTTATTGCATCAGTTGGTATTGTTCCTTTTACATATTCTGAATCATTAAATTTTTTATACATAAATATCTAAATCCGTTTAAATTATTATTTTTATTAAAATTCAATATTTTATTTTTTTTTAATTCTTTTTCTTATTTCAAATATCAAAAAAATTGGAGTTTATAATTTTCTAAATGTGAATGGATCACGTCCTGTAAGATATGCAAAATCACGTCTTTCAGGTTTATTTTCAGAGCCTATAATTTCAGGTTTAATAGTTTCAGATGTTCCTTTTTTAATGGATTTAGTTACAGGTTGAACATCATCATCTTCTTCTTTTTCAACTGTTTCATCTACTGATTCTTTTTCAACAGCACAGCCTTTAGAATCTTTTCCTTTTACTGCTTTTTTTTCAACAGCAACATCTTCAACATTATTACCTATCTCATCAACAATTTTACTCATAGCTTCAAGAAGAGCATCCATTTTAGACATAATAACAGCTTCATCAATACCACCTTTTTTTGTTGTTGGTGCTACATCTTCTACTTTTTCTTCTTCAACTACAGCTTCTTTTTCAACAGCAACATCATCAACTTTCTCATCTTCATCTGTGGTTGGTGTTGCTTCTTTTTTTACTTCTTCTACTTTTTCTTCTTCTGTTCCTTGTGCTGGTTTACCAATCATTTCACGGATACCATCAAGGAATGAACGAAGATCTTTTTTAGTAATTTGTTCATTATCAACTACTTTTTCTTCTACTTTTTGTGTTTCATTATCCACATTATCACCATTTTTTCTATCTGATAGAACTTGTGTTCTAGTTAAATCTGCTTGTTCTGGTCTTTGTTCATTTGGAATAAATTGTTTAATTACAGCAACAAGATCATTATAAGAAAGTTGCTGAGAACCTTTAGTAACATATGTATTATAATCCATAACAACAAAAGGAATACGATTATTTCCCTCTTCTACAATTGATATAAAAGTAGGATTAAGTTTATCATACTTTTTAATATCAGCATATGTAACTCTATCCATACTGTGTACATCTAAATCACGGTCAGGAATTCCAGTAAGACTTGTTCCTCTTAATTCCCCGTTTTGTATTAATTTAATTATATCTTTATTATTTGTACGAATAGTTACCATCCAACTACCAGATGGTACAGTGATATCTCCTAATTTTTCATCACTATCTGTTATACTATTTTCTAGGATATCTATTCCATCACGTGGTATAAAATCATGGTTTACATCACAACTAAGATGAATGGAATTTGAAAAGATTCTTTTAATATCTTCTTTGTTTAATTTATCCCCATCTTGATCTGGTATTCCATTTGCAACAACACAAGCCCTTATATAAATATAATCATTTTGATTAAGACTCATATTCTTATTATTCCTATAAATTTTTTTATTTTATTTTTTTTTCTTCAAAATCTTTAAAAATGCTTGAAAAAGTTTTTTTTATGTTCTATTTAAATACATTTACACGAACAGGTGTACCGTCTGCCTTTTCATACCTTACAGTACAATAACAATTAGCAGTTTGACACACAGGTGCATGACTATCATGAGGAAAACGCATATAAGCAATAGGACAACGTCCAGCATCACTAACAACTTTAAAATCTTCATCTAAATCAACTGTAGCACCACTCATACTACTATGTCTTGTTGCTTCGTTTGGATGCCATACCCATATTTTACGTGCAGGTTTCCAACGATTTGGTAATAATTGCATTTTATGATAATCTACAGTTTGATCTATAGTCATATGAAAATTACGTTGTAATTGTTCTGTTCGTATCTTACTTCTTCTTATTGCATCAAAATCTTTAAATCGTCCAGTTCCTCTTTTTACATATTCTCGTACTACATTAATTGCCATTTTACTAGTAACTTTTGTTGTACGTAATACTTGATCAGCCATATTTTCTGCATGTTGTATTTGATGAGGTATTAAGAATTTATTTAATTGTTGTGTAAGATTTCTAAGTTTCCATGTTACACCTATATCATTACTAATACGTTTATCATTAACAATATTACGACTAATACGATTATTAATATGTGTTTCATTAGCTGATCTTAGATATGATGTAATATTATTATCATTTACAAGAGGTCGTCCACTTCTAAATAATGAACCTATAACTAATCCTGCAAATAATGTTTTAATCATATCATTATCAGTAAAACTAGCATAATCTTTAACAGATTCAAATAAATTTTCATCATCACGCCATGCACTTATTAATTTATAAAGCATATACTGATGCAATATCCATGTAACAGGATCTCTACGACTTTTCATGATATAACAAGCATCACGATAACGAAAAAGTTTCAGTACATCAGAATTCATTTTATTTTAAACCTCTTCTTTTTATAGTTTGAATTCATCATCTGAACGTTTTAACTTTTGAAATGCTTCATTTACTTCATCTGTAACAGTATCATAACTTTCATCAATACCTTCTACACTTCCAAGTAATTTACCTTGGTAAAATCTTTGATCCATATAATATTCATCGCCAATTAATTCATCAAGATCAATATTTGGAAGTATATCTCCTATTTCTTGAACTGCTTGTCTTAATGTAAGTAATCCTTTATCCCATAACTGCATGATCATATCAGTTTGTGAACTTGTTTTTTCTACAAATTCAGGTAAACCCATAACTATATCACTATGCACTCCGAGGTATACATGATTAAATCTGTTAATGATTTGTTTAAAGAAAGACTGTTGAAGCATAAGAGATTTATTATATACTTCATAAATAGTTTCACTCTTATTACTATTCATAGATTCTTTAACATCATCAATCATTAAACGAATCTTAGGAATAGCATAAACTGAAAGAATTGTTTGAATAGCATCATCTTTAAGACCTTGTAAATATTCATAATTCTTATCTTCAAGAGCAGTATAATCACATTCTACTTTAGTAGTATTACTACTACTTGTAATATAACTAAATACAGTTCCACTACCACAACTTCGAAGATCTTCTTTAAGTTTATCTTCAATACGTGGTTCACCTTCACGATTAATTTGTGGAGGCCCTGTGAAAACCATTACACCAGCTGGAATATTTCCATTGTAAATTTTCTCATTATTTAAATCATCAACCATGATACTTGTAAGTAAACTATTTTTACATTGAAGCCATAAAGGACTTGCAAACCATTCACTTTCAATACCAGAACCTATCCAAAGAGCATAACCAGTACTATAATCTTCTATTTCATTCTCATCTAACAAAGCATAATCCTTATGTGAAAATCTAAGTTTTACACGCCGACTTCCTACTTCTTGTGTTAAATAAAAGAAATCTACCCCTCCTGCAACGCCTGGGATTTCATATTTCTCTCGTATAACTTGAACTGTAGGTGCAGAAATTTGTGTTAATGAATAAAATTTTATATTACCATTTTCATCTTCAGTTGTTTTAAGTTCACAACATCCATATCCATAAAGATAAAATTCAATTGTTGCAAGATATAATTGGTATTTATTTTTTTCATTCCAAAACATATCAAAGTTGTATGTATCTTCTTCACTATCTGAAAGTGTATAATCATTAAGTATTACATCCTGTGCTTCTACTTCTATAATTTTACGAAGCATACTACAATGATCATAAATATAACGTGTTTCAGATAATGGAACAAGAGGATAAATACGTGTTTGAAGTGTATCATCATTAGGTTTAATACTTTGCTGTTGTGATATATGCTTTAATTGTTCAGAAAGGTATCCATCAACACCCATCTTTGTTTCTTTATAATCTTTACTTAATGTATAATTAGATTTCATATAATCCCCAATAACTGATTAAGATAATTAAATCCTATTGTGCATGAATCAAGCATATCAGGACTTGCAAATTCACGCATCTTTGTTTTATCTGGTGTAACATACATAAATTGTTTAAGTAATGTATTATAATTATCAAGACTACGTTTAATAAGTACATGTTCTTGTCTTATTCCTCTTGCTAAAGGTCTAGCACGTTCAAATTTATTTTCAGTTACATTACTAAATTCAATAAAAAAGTGACATCTTTGTTGTACATCAAATAAAACATTTTCAAAGTGTTTTTTACTATACTCTGCTGCACTTCCACCTTCTTTTTCAAATACTACAGTATGAACTAATGGTTGTTTTTCTATAAATTGAATAAGAGGTTCTTCTACAAAACTATCACTAATAAGAATATTATCATGAATAACTATTTTTCCATCATTCATATACATCATATAAGTTATACTTGTTTTGTCAGAACCAGTAGCAGCAAGATCAACACCAATCACACCATAAGAACAATTACTACAATTATAATCTGTTTCATTTATTGTTGCATCTTCAAATTGTTTACGTGTAAGTAAAAGTCCTTCATCTAATACAAAATCCCAATCTCCATAACGCATAAATGCTTGTTGGAGTGGACTCATACGTGAAAGCATTGCATCATATTCATCTGCTCTTATGTGTGGATTCATTTTAAAGTCTAATCTAAAATATGGATTAGGACTATTATCATCAACAAAGTTAGGTTTTATATATTCACGTCCACGGCTAAGACTAGGGTTAGTAGCAATAATATAATTAAGAGGAATACTAACACCATAATCACGTCTTAAACTACGAGGAAGAAAGTCAAGAATTTCTGGATCAAGTTCTGTACCTTCATCTACAATAATTCGTTGATATGTATTTCCCCTAAATTTGTTAAGTACACCAGGTCTATTTGCAAAGTCATAATAAATACGTCCACCCATAGGACTTATAAAACATTTATTACGTTGATTAAAAGTACATGTAAGATCTCCAAGTCCTTTTTGTACAACATTTCCTCTAGAATCAGTAATATCTTCTTCTTGCAAAAGCCAATCTTTAAGAGTATCCATAACACCACCTGGAGCCATTAGTTGGTCATAAGTGTTACGCATTATTACACATCTATAATCTGGGAGTGTAAGATATTGTACGGCAAGAATTGCAAGAAGCATACTTTTTCCACTGAATGCACTTCCACTAATTAGTTTAAATGCACTGTCATCCATGATTGTAAGTGCTTGTTCGCGGTAAGGATCTACAGGTATATAAGGATTATCTAATATTGTTAGTCCATATAGTCCTTTTTGTTCATCGGTGATTTTTTGTTGTAATTCATCATAATTTACTAACATAATAATAACCTTTGATAATCTCCTACCTATTCTAAATCCTTACGCTCTTTTTTTTAGTGTAATATAAGAAGTTGAGCAGCAAGTACACTAAAAACAGCCATAACTACACCATACAACCATTTACGTTGTGCTTGATCAACACTAATTATTTCTTCATGAAGTTCAATTTTACTTTCTTTAAGTTCATTTTCAAGTCTTGCTATATCATGAACATGTTCTTTTAATGCACGTTCAGTTACTTTACTTTCTGCATAAGTATCACGCATATAAACAGTTATTTCATTTAATTGTGTGCTTATATGTTCTAGTGTTTCTGTTGTAGCTTTGTATTGTCTTTCACTATCTTTTTCAAGCACAGATACTCTATATTCAATTTTATGAAGTTTATCTTCATTTGATATTTTATTATCCATGCCTTCATCTTCTATTTTATTACTATTTATATTGTTGTTTTTAAGCAAGCCTAGTCGGAATCTGTTAATCATTTATTCTTTTAAATATACATATTACATTACAAAAATGAAAAAAAGATAATTTCCCGCCCTTAAATAAAATTATATAGTACTATGCTCCTTCATCAACAGGTATAGATTCTTTTTCTTGTATTTGTTCATCAGGTGGTATAATTGTTGTTTTTTGTACTTCTGTAACTTTATCACTTTTAGAAACAGTAAGCATACCAGCCAATGCACCACTGATTGTAAGAATAATATTTTGATCTCTTAAATATATTCCACCAAGTAAACCTACACCTAGAAGTATTGCTATTATTGTTTGATTATTGTAAATCATTTAATGTAACATACCTCCCTTTTAAATAGTTTTTTTTATAATTTCCCTTAAAAAATATTCTTTAACATTTCATTTATCTTCTTTAGAAAATAATATGAGAAAGTACTTTTTTTCCCTACTTTTAATTTTATCTTTAATTAGTTTTTTTTGTAAGATAATCATTAATTCTCATTAAAAGGATTAAAAAAAAAATAATAAATCATATATAAAATAAAATAAAACCTTTCTCATTAATTATATTACTACATAGCAACTAAAACAAATAAACAAGGAAATCAAATAAAAACCAAAAAAGAAACAATTACAAAGATAAAAACAAAATCCTAGATATATAAGAAAGATAAATCAAAAAATAAATAATTTAACCACTAATTTTACTCATAATATTATTTTCAATAACATGAAAAACCCTAGCAGTAAGACCAACATCTCTAAAAATACCAGTAGAATACCAAAACTGTCTAAGAATCAAAGGACGACTACACTTTAAAACATACCTACAAACACCAGCATAAATAGTATTACAAGAAGCATTACCATGTAATTCTTTTAAAGTTAAATGATCCAAAATATAATATACAAATTTCTTTTCATCACTATTAAGTTCAAGATAACTCATAATATATCTAAGACACAAATTCTTACGTTGCTGCCTATATACACTAGAATTATTCCATGATTTACAACCAACTTTATGAAGAAAAGGAGTATCATTCCAATTCCAATAATCATGACGAGTACGAATAGGATTAAAATCATGTTCATCAACCAAATAATAAGGCTCATCAACAACAAGTCCACAATCTTTACAATAATATTCATGATGTAAAACATCAAATAATAACTTACCACCACACTCTTCACATTTTATAAACTCCAATATTAATCATCCCCTCAAAAGATATAACATAATACGTTCTAAATTATCTTCAAAAGAAACATTACCATCAAGAAGTAAATGATTATCTGGAAGTAAATAAAGATAACGTTCACGACAACAATCAAGGAATAAAGCCATATCAGGATCAACAAATCCTAATTCACGTTTACAACTAGTATCCCCAGCAATATCAACAAAAATAAAACGATCAGGACGACGTGCAAAACTATTAACACCAACAATCCATTCTATTTTAGATTCAGATGTACCCTGGTATGCAATATTACTATAAAAAGAACGATCACTAATAACATAATCATATGCTTCAAAATCAATACGTTTAAATTGTTTCATACGATCTAATGCAAATTCAAGTGTTGAAATAACATCATCATTAGGATTAGTTAAAATTTCATGTGATGGTTCACGGATACATAATACATTATATCCATCATTAATTAATTTATCATGAAGAAGTTCTATAAGAGAAGATTTACCCGCTCCATCAATTCCTTCAAATACTATATATTCAGCCATAATTTAAATTACTCCTCTCTACTACGTTTAAGATTATTAAAACGTCTAATAATATAAAGAATATCTTCACTGGAAAAACCTTCATGATCACATAATAAATCAATTAAATCAGATTCAGTTAATGAATCATCAATAGCATATTCCATAATCCAATCAATATCAGAATGTACTTTTTCATCATTACAATCTGAAATATATTTAGACACCAAAAAATCCACATTATGATTAAGAGCTAATGAACTTTCATGTATATTTTTAAGTTTCTTATTAAGTACATCAATCATATCTGCCATATAATCCATATCATTTTTTAGAACAGATATTTTATATTCAAAATCATTTAAATTGTTAATATATTCTTTAAAAGTTATTTCAGTATCACTCATTACATGTTTAGCATTTTCAAGTAATTCTTCATACTTAACAAATACATCAGAACCAGTATTAATATTTACATGTTCATGGCTGCAGTTACCACAATTATTACATTGATGTAATTCATTTTCATTAAACATTTATAACAAAATCTCCCATATTTTATTCATTTACAAATTTATCAGATAAAACACTACGTCCACAAAGTTCTTGATTCTGATAATGCCCATTATAAGGAACTTCACAAGGACAATCAAGATACTCCATAACAAGTTGACAAATACAATCACCTTCATGAAGAATAATAGGTTTACTACTAATATTTTTCAGTTCAAGAGTAATTGTTCCTTTAAAACCTGGATCAATAAAACCTGCTGTAATATGAATCATTAAACCAAGTCGTCCATAACTACTTCTACCCTCTACACGACCTACCATATGGGGCGGTATTTCTACATGTTCTAATGTACGTGCAAGTAAGAATTCATCAGGTTGGATAATATATTCACTACTACCATATCTTACATGACTAATCTTAGAACCTTTTTTTAGTTTAACCCAATCATTAGCAAGTCTAAGATCAATACTAGCAGGTTGATATTGTTCATCTTCTGGACATGGACGAATTACTAATTGTTCTGTTTGAATAAGTCTTTTTAATGTTTTATCACTACAAACTGTCATAAAATACTCCTATATTTTTAGTAGAATACTATTTCATCACTATCAATATTATCAAAAGGTTTACAAAGATTATTTTCAACAAAAGAAGATATAATCATATTAATAACAGCATCAAAATCATAAATAATAGTAGACGTATCCAAAAATAAACCCATATTCATAAGATTATCTCCTATATCATCTACAGAAACACGTCTCATACGAATAGGTTTAGTATACAATTTACTAATCCAAATACAATTAAAATATAAAATATTATCTTTCATACTATGAATTTCAAAAAAAACAGGACAAGCATTAATTAAACGTTTACGAAGTCCTCTTTTATGTGCATTCATTACATATCCCCCCAGGTTACATACTTCCTTAGTTTCTGGATTACATTCTAATTGTGTTCTATAACCATCACGACTCGTTTCATATGTATATGTAATTGTTTCTTTTAGATATCCATCATTTTTTATAGTCATAATAAATCACCATCATTTTCAATACTTTTTTCAATAGCTTTAGTTATATTAATGGGAGGACATAATCCCATTTCAACAAAACAATTAAATAATATATTAATAATACCAGTTACATTAGTTTTATTAAAAGAACCTACAAGACCATCACGGATAAGCCAATCTTCCATATTCGGAATAGTATCATCATAAAATATACCATTTTCATATAAATTACTTACCCATGTAGATTTAATCATAAGATTACCATCAAGATAATAATATTTAAATTGTACAGGACAACCAAAAAATACAACTTCACATTCAACATCACCATCAAAAAACTCAGTACGATGATAAACCTTTTTATCAATAGGACTAATAACATAACTCATAGTATTATCATCACTAGTACTATAAGTATAAGTTAATTCAGTATCTAATATTTTAAATTCAGACATTACAATTCACCCTTTACCATTTACGTTTACGATCAATAAATTCACGTTGTTTACTATTATTCCATCCACTAGTATTTTGAAGATAACCAGTAATCTTATCAAGAGTACGAAGAGAATCAGTACATCCACATCTGACACAAGTATCTTGAATACCTTTCATAACCATATCACAACGATCACAAATAGTCATAGCACTACTAAAAGTATAGTAACGAGCATCAGTATTACAAATTTTATCAGTAAAAGATCGAAGACTATCCCAAGTAGTATAACTTTCACCTATCCAGGCATTAAGAATAGCACCACCAGTCATAAGAGGATGAGTTTTAGATTCCCATTTAATCTTTTCAATAAGACCATATTCAGTATCTACAGGAAAATGACAACTATTACTATAATAATATTCTCCCTCAGATCCATTACAATATGCTTTATCACCATATAATTTTTTATCCATTATAGCAAAACGTCCACAAGCACTTTCTGCAGGACTACCAATAATACTATAACGAATATCTGGATTCATATCACTATACTCATTTTTTCGTTCATTCATAAAATCAAGTACACGTAGTGCGAAATCTTGACCTTCTAATGTTTCAATACCTTTATTAAGCATATTGTGACATAAATCATTCATTCCTACAATACCAAATGAATCTGTACAATTATCCATATTATAATAAAGATCCCCATTTTTATCACGTTGATTAAGAAATGGAAAAGTATCTAAACCCCATAATTTCTTAGCTTGTCCCCGACGAAGAGCAAGGAATTCACGTATCATGTCCATACGTTCACCAAGTATTTCAAAGAAACTTTCTTCACTACCACGACAATCAAGACCAATACGAGGTAAGTTCAATGATACATAAGAAAGATTACCACAACGAAGACAATCCGTTAGTGGATTACCCGTCCAGTCACTGCCCAACTGTGTACGACAACCCATAACACTAACATCTTCAGGAGTACTTTTATTAGTTAAATTAAGAAAATAATTATTACCATGTTTAGCACTAACTCTATGTGCTAATTCTAATTCTTCTTCAAATTCATCATTAAAACTTTCCTTACGAAGAGTATAAATACTATTAGGGAAAAGGAAAGGATGACCATTACCATCACCTTTAAGCATTTCTTCAGTAAATGCACGTAATACTTTCTGTGACTCCTCTACGAAATCACCATAAGTTCCTACAACATTTCCACCATTAGCATATGCTGGTTCATCCATTAAAAAATCAGGCATACCAACATCCAGTTGTACACTACTAAATGTTGTTTGACTCCCCCTACTACTATAAAGTACAGACAAATTATATATAAAACTTTGAATACCTTTTCTTATTTCTTCATAACCCATATCTGCAACGAAAGGAGCAATAAATACATTTAAGTGTGGCATTCCTTGTCCACCACTTAGGTTACTTTGTGCAGCGTGCATAGCTTCGCTCAACTGGTGGACAAAACTTTTAAGTCTTGTTGCAGGCTTAGCATATACACCACGCCCTGTTGTTCCAGCCGCACGTAATCCCATCATTGCTATAAAACGAGCATCTGACTGACAACAATTCATCGATCTATACGGCAAGCTTGATAGGTCGTGGAAGTGAACTTTACCACTTGTATGTAATCGTCTTAAGTTGCTTGGTAGTTTGCTTAGTGCTACTTCTTCCATTATGTCATTACCTATATGCCATAGTATTTGTTCAGGGCTTCGTATGATATTAGCATTTTCTCTGTTTTCTTCGTATATATGCCCTATTATTTTACTTCTTGATATGTTTAGATCGTCATTCATGTTTTATGGTTACTCCAGTGTAGTTTATTATAATAATATTGTATATGTAAGAAGTTGTAAGCAAGTTAACAAGGAATAAATAACATAAAATAGAATATCATATCAATATCAAATACTAAAAATAATCAATTAATAAAGTACTATAAAAATAAATAAAGAAACAATAAACTAAAATAATAAAAATAAAAATAAATATTAAAATAAAAAAAAAGAAGAATAAAAAGAGGGAATAAAAATAATCCTCTTAAAATGATCTATAATATCCCAATCCATGACTACCATAATAAAATCCAGATTTCTTTTTACTAGATTCATGATAAACATGGGATTCACTACTACTCTTACTTTGTTTTGCAAGATATTCTTCTCTGAGATCATCATAGTTGTCGAAGTATGATTTTTCTTCATCAGATAAATCAGAACGGGATTCATCTAGTAAAGCCATGTATTTTCCATCTTTACCTTTAATTTCTACAACCGACCGACTTTCTGGGAAATCCTTATCAAATTGATATCTTATACATATTGTATCATTGAATTTAAATTGTCTTTTTGTCATGTATGCTAATGTTCGTATTACACCCATATTAGCAAAGTTGGCTGTATATTCCATTCCTGTTAATTCATCTGTAAAACTAATTATTTCTAAGCCTCTATCTCCTTCATATTTTGTTGTATTATGATCTTTATATGTAACTGTTACATTTACAGGTTTTACCTCAGCTTCTCCATAATCTATCATTGCATTTATACAGCTTGTAAACATGAGAAGTATTATTAAAATTATTAAAAATATTGATATCTTTTTTTTATTAATCATCCTATCATAGCTCCAAAAAAATGTAATCTTTCATTTTTTTTAGTATTATTTATCTACATGCCTATTAATCTACTTTTTTTATGGTCGCGTATATTTATTTTATAATATGTATAAATCTACATGAGTTTGACTATCTTTAACATAACAAAAAATATTCATAACCATATCATCTTGATATTCATAATCAAGAAATCCAAAGAATTTCTTAGGTAAGGTCAACACATATCGTGGTGATTTTGATTTAGGATTCAATGTCCTAAAATATAAAGGAATTGTGTCTGTTTCATCATGAATTAATAATTTATATTTGTTTTTAGAATACTGTTTCATAAATATTTTATCAGTACCTAAAAATTTGATTAATGGAACGGGTATAGAAATACGATAATGATTAGATGAATACAATTTACCTTTTATTTTTTGTTTTACATTTTTTTTATTAATCTTTCCAATGTACTGGACAAATAAACCATTTTCACCAGAACCTAACACCATGTCCATAATTAATGTACTCCTCCTGTTAAGTTTATTTTTAAAAAAAAGATAAAAAAGGAATATTTAATTATTTTAAATAAATATTCTAATAAGTTGTCTTAATGTCTTTAGATCTTTTTTTAGTGCAATAATAGGATTGATTATTTCAATACTTAAACCTACTTCACCATTCCTACCATGCAATGTTATATCTTTTTTCATTATATGTTTCCTCCTATAATTGATTAATCAATTTTTGTTTGAGAATATTCAAAGAATTTATATATATTATTAGAAACATATGTTATAAGTATAATAATAGTAAGAATAAGGGAAACCCCTTATTCTTTTTTAAATTTTAATACCCAGTAATTTATATTGATATGCGTATTTTTTGCAATATAAATTATTGGTAGTATAATAAATATTATTATACTTATGATTTTCACCCCCTTTTTCTCTGTAATAAATATTATGTATTTAATAGTATATATACTTTTTTACCTACAAATGTAGATAAAAATAATAAATTAAAGTAAAATTGAAAAAAAAATAAAAAAAATTAAGAATACATATCCTCTAACTCTTTCCAAGATAAAACATTCATAGAAACCAACTTATTAAGATATCCCTGTTCACCACAAGACTTACAAATGAAAAAATCATGAAAAACCATAAGAGACGCGTGTTCTTCACCATGAAAAGGACACCGAAACATACTATAACGCTCAAAATCACGATACCAATTACCAGGATAAAGTGATTTAAACAGTACACGTAAATTTATTTCTTCCGGATTAAATCCATGTTTACTACTAAGTTTAAGGTTCTTAGCTGCTGCTTGTTTTATTTTTCGTTGTTTCATATCATAAGCCCTATTACTAGCAATTTCACACTGTTCCAATAAGTAATCATGATATTCTAGTGCATCACTATCAAAACAATCAACATCACAAAAACAACCCTTAAAAATCCGGGTACGTCCACCATTTGCCTTAGGATGTTCACTACCAATCAACCGAATATTACCACCAAGACCATTACGGAAATGATTTTCATCAAGAAACTTATAACCATTACTATTATAATTAATTAACTGTTTCCAATACTCAATAAAAAAAGCCTTATCATCCAAATGACCAGAAAAATTAGTACAAGGAATCTGAATATACAAATGAAAACCCTTACTCCCACTCATAACAATAACAGCATTAAAACCCTTATCCATAACAATATCATAACAATGACTAACCTCACGATAAACAGAAGATAAATCACCATCACCATCAAAATCAAGAATAATCATATAAACATGCAAAGGATCAGGATAACAATTCATAAAAACATTACATAAATGATTAGGATTATTCCTATTATAATTATCAACACGACCAAGAATATTAACATAATCCATATACCTATCAATTAAAAGATGAGACGTTTTATTTTTCCCGAAACGCCCAATCCTACCCCCCTTATAAAAGAAAGGTGAAGTACTAATATCCTTCAATCCACCAGGTACTACTACAACATAACGCTGATTATTAGAAAATAATTTAGAATCATAAACAATCTTAGGTAATAAACAATCATTAATCATAAACTATTCACATCTCCATATTCTAAATAAATAATTCATATATCCAAAAAAATAATGGAATAATACAAAAAAAATGTTACTATTTTTACCAAATGTTACGTTTTATACGAAAACGCCGGACACCCCTTCCATTCCGAAAAATAACTGTGTGTTGTAAGAGATACAGTAAATGTTACTTGTTACCTTTAATTTCAAAACACCCCTTATATATAATATATATCAATAATAAAAAAATTGTTATTATACGTATACATTTAAATCATAGGTAACATAGGTAACATTTTATATATTATATATTATATATTAATTTAAAAATAATAATAATAATATAAATAGGTGAAATAACCATGTATTAGGCAGTTTAATAAATTATAAAAATGTTACTTTTTTTGTTACTTTTACAAATAATGATAAGGTTACATTGGTAACATTTTGATATATACATATGACATTTTAACATGGATTGTAGTTCCGAGAGGAACTACCCGGGTTGCACCCATGTATTTTTAGGGGGGTTGGTGGGGGGACGGCTGCACATACTTTTTTTTATATTATTCCCATCTCTTTTTTTTATTCATCGATGTATGAATTAAATATTGTTTTAATAAATTCTTGTTTTTCTATTCGTACTCCTTTTCTTAGTTTTCCACGTATTCTGTGTGCTGTATATTTCCAGTTTAGTAGTTCTGCTATTTTTGGAAGTGTCATATTTAGTTCTTTAAGATCTTTTCTTATCTCTGGTGTTATTATGTAATCATCATTTTTTGTTAGGTATAGCCATGGTATTTCTCTTGTTCTTATTCTTGCATCTATTTGGTCTTCTAATGTTGTTATATGGGCGTCTTCATCATGTAATCCTTTATCATCATATCTTATGTAAGTGTTATTACCTGTATGTAATATTTCTGCTAGTTTGTTTAGTAGATTTTCTTTCATTGTTTCTTCCATATCTTGTAATGTTTCTTTTTCTGTTGTTTCTTCTAGCCATTCTACTGGTAAGTTGTAGTGTGTTTTTTCTCTGAGTGTATATATGAATTTTATTATTGCTTCATCTTTGGGGTCATATTGTATACATGTAAGATTTTCTTTCATATAGTAGTAGAATGCGTGTCCTAAGTATCGTAGATTTTTTAGTTTGTTTTCTTTTTTATTCATCACATGGAATGTTTTATTAAATTTTTCTTGTTTTTCTTGTGTTGGTATATCTTTTTTATGTAGATGTAATTGTCTGAATCTTCGTAGGTGTGCTGCATCTTCTATGTCTCTGTTTAGTTGGTTGTTACTTGTGAATATGATTGGGCTTAGTGCTGGGTATTCTTTAAAGTTGTTATTGTTATCATATTTACTACGACTTTGTAATCCTATAGCTGCACTTTTGATTAAGCTATTGGTGGATATTGTATTGATTGATGCAAAATCATCTATTATTTGTGGAAATGTTGTACGACTCATTACTTCACTTAGTTGTGCCATACTTCTTGTTGCTCCCCCATATGTGTATGTGGATGGTTCTATATCCCAAATATATAATGGTATTGCCCCTAATATTTTACTTTTACCAGTGTTGGGTTCTCCTTCTATATATAAAAATTGTCCTTCTCCTCCATTTTGTTTTATCATGTAGTAGTATGGGCTTTTTAGTCCCCATCTTACTATTTCTGCTATTATAGTTCTGTCAAAGTATTCTATTAGTTGGTTTAGTGTGTTTAATGCTATGTGTATGTTATGTTTTGTTGGTTTTTCAGGTGTGTAATCTACGTTGATGAATTCATTAGTATCAGGGTTTATATAGAATCCTTTTTCTGGTGGACTTGTTATTGTTGTTATTTCATTATTTTTTATTGCTTCATCTATTATTAATCCTATTACATTTTGTAAATGATTTTTGTTAGTGTATTGTCCTACTCCTCCTATTTCGTTTAGTGTGTTGGCTATTTCTTTTATTGTTCCTGTTGTTTTTAATTCACGTCCACTGTTATATTTCCATGTTATTTCATAGGTTGGTATGTTATCTTTGTGTGTTATGTTGTTTGTTATGTTGTTTTGTATTTCATTGATAATGGTAGGGGTGGCTGTTATTATGATATTTTCATTAGATTCTATTATTTCTCCTTTTAGAGTTGTTTTCAGTGTACTTGTTTCAATGTAATGGTTGTATGTGTCTATTTTTATTTTATTTGATGAATGAATTATTGTTTTTATATGTTTCTTTTCATTTTTTTCTGTCTGGATTTTTGTATCATTTCCATACCATGTGTTTAGTACTGTTTTTCTTATTTCATAGTCTATTTGTTGTTGTGGATTTAGTAGTTTGTTTATGTTTTGGTTTTTTATGTTTTGTAGTTCTTCTATGTTGATTCCTGCTTTTTGTAGTATGTTTTCGGGTATTTTGTATTGTTGTATTAGGTCTTCTTGTATTGCTTTTAGTATTTCTTTTTTGTTTTTATGGTTTTGGAATGGTATTATTATGTCATTTATTTTTTCTATTATCTGTTCTGTTTCAGTTCTTCTTTTTTTCATTATTTTCTCCAATGTGTTTTTTCTAGTTTATCCCTTTTTTTACGTGCTTCTTTTATTGTCTGATATGTACCATAATATTTTACTTTTCCATTGACTTGTTTTTGTATTCTGTATTTTTTCCCGGTTTTTGTTATGTATCTGTCCGGGTCTTGTTTTTTTTGTGGTTTTTGTGTCCATCCTGTTTTTATATGGTATTGTATTTGTTTTTGTGCTTCTTCTAGTGTTTTATATTTTCCATAGTATTTTATTTGTCCATTTATGCTTTTTTGGATTATATATCCTCCCTGTGGATGTTTTGATATGTATTTCATTTCTGTTGGTGTTGGTTTGTTTGTTTGTTTCCAATTGTTTTGTTTTAGTTGGTCTCTTTTTTCTACTGCTTCTCCTAGTGTTTTGTATGTTCCATAGTAGTGTGTTTTTCCGTTTATGTTTTTTTGTATTGTGTATGTGTTGTTGTTTTGTCTTATGTATGGTATGTGTGTGGTGTCTTGGGTTGGTATTATTATTTTGTGTTTTATTAGTAGGGCTTTTATTTTTTGTAGTGTTTTTTGGATTTGTTTTTTTAGCATCAT